GCTTCCCCCGGCTGGGACCGCGCGCTGTAGGCGGTGAAAACCTGCATGAACTCGTCGTCGGACACGTTGTTGATCCAACGGTCGTACTCGTTGTCGTCCACGGCGGCGATACGGAGCAGGTCGTCCATCAGCGCATACAGCTCGTACAGCTGCTGTGCCGAATCGATGGTGGCGGCTTGGCTGGGGCGACCCCGCTTGCGGGTGGAGCCCTGGAGGATTTCCTGCTTCTCCTGGACCTGCTTGTAGGTGGCGAAGAATTGGGCGCGCTTGCGGAACGGCAAACGCAGGTACGGCCACAGCCGGGGTGCGCCCTGCGGGTACTCCGGCGGGTTCGCGTCTTCCTGCAAAGCGTCGATCACCGTGGGGGTGAGTTCAGTTTGCGACATTGTCTGGACCTCCATGTCGTAGCATTCCTGGACCTGCAATTGGTAGGGGTGACCGGTGGGCAATGGGTCCAGGCATTGCCCACCGGTCGTCGTTAGCCCTTACGGGGTGCCGAGGTGGTCGGCCAGGAACGTCATCAGGTTCTCGCCGGAAACACCGAGGACCGTGCAGCGGATCGGGAGGGACACAAATCCCTCAACGTCCATCTCGATGTCGTCCTCGGCGGCGATCGACACCTTCGGCACGTAGAGGGCGACCTCGTTGGTGCCGTCGACAATTCGCACGAAAAGTGCCTTCTCGGTGGTGCCTCCGGCGGTCGTGATGCCGTAGGCGCCGTCGACAGTGGCGTCGCCGGAACCGAAGTACAAACCGAGAGTGGTGTTGTCGACCTGCTGGAGAACAGCGGTCAGCGCGAACGAAGTGGGGTCGCGCCGCTCACGCAGCGACGCGTTCTGCCAGGTACCGATGACCTCGCTGTCGCCGCCGTCGCGGGTAATCGTCAGGCCGTCCTCGCGGGAGGTGTGGCCCAGCTCTTCCCACGGAGTGGTCGGGGCAGTAAGGCTGGCAGGCTGCGCGGTCTCAGCCGGTGCGATGTAGAGGTGACCGGTACCGGGAATGTAAACGGCGGCGTCGTTCAGTGCCACGGTCGGATTCCTTTCGTTTTGGGCATGGCGATATCCACGCCCCAAAAGGCGTGGCACATGGATTTGGGTGTTGAGCTAGGCGGCGGTGACGCGCCGAATGCGCATTTCGTGGAGCATCTGGTAGCGGCCCATGTGGGGCAGGTCCGTTTGCATCAGCTCTTCGGGGCCGGACGACTCGCGTACGTCCTGGATCCATCCGAGATCCGGCACGACCGTTTGGTTGTGCCACGCCTCGAAATACGCCTTCCGCACCTGGTCGATCAGCAGTTCCGCCGCGAGGATCGGGTCGTCGCCGGGGGCGCCGGTGCTCTTGGCGTATGCCTGTGTGCTAATCCATGGCCTGTCGAAGAACTTAGGATTCTGTGATGCGCCAGCGGTGCGCCGGATCACAATGCACGGCATGTAGTTCGGCAAATCGTCGGGTTCGCGGGTGAACACGTGAACCGACGGACCAACTGCTTCCCTCACGATGTGGAGGAGGATGCCGAGGTAATCGGCGGAGTATCGGTCGGCCACTAGAACGCTCCTTGCAGAGCGTGGACCCCTTGGGAAGGCGGTTGCCGCCCGGTAGTGCCACGGCGACCGAATTCGATCGCGATGGCGTTACCGCCGGGGTCGACGAGAGAGATGTGGCTATCGGGGTGAGTGCCGCGGGTCACCTCGATGTACGAGGCGCCCGTGTCGCGGTGGGCGTTCAGGATCGCGCGCGCCTTTGCGCCGCCGCGTTGCGCGACGGTGTACACGTAGGCGGCGACACCTGGGACTTCCTTCGCGATGATCTCGTTGCAATCGGGGTAGATGACGACAGCCATTAGCGCTCCTCCAGCAGAGTGGCGCTGACGTGGGTGGTGCCGTCGCTCATGGTGTGGACCAGCGGCCCGCCCAACATGATGAGGCGCTTGTCCTGCCATTCCACGACGGACCACCAACCCATAGGCGCCTGGCGGGCCATGAAGCGCCATGCGGCGTCGACACGTTGCCCGTCGAGTACCTGGATCGCGGCGAACGCGCCGCGGGTCGACGCGAGCGGCATCATCAAGCACCCGGGGACAACGATGCCGTCGTCGGCCGGGCCCTTGATGATGTTGCCGCGGGAATCGGTGTGCTCGACCTCGGGATAGACGGTGACCGTGTGCGGGCCGAAATCGAGACACAGAGATCCGTACACGAACATCACCCCCTAGTCGTATTCGCTACCAATGGGGAACAGCTCGCAGCCGTAGTTGTCTTCGCACCACAACGTCGTGTCGTACAGGTCGTCGCGTTCGACGCGTTGTGTCCACAACCCGGTCTTGCCGAGTGCGCGGCGGATAATGGCCCGTTCCTTATCGGTCAGGTACACATCGTCTTCGCCGGGGCCGCGGTCGTACGAGTAATCGCCTGCCGATTCAGACTTGAACCCTTGCGGATTCCGCACGACGCGTTCCGCCATGCGCAGCACCACGGTTCGGATGGAGGCAGGCAAGTCCGTGACCAACCCCGTGAGGGGGTCGACCCACGTCTTGCCTGCCTCGTCCCGGACAAGTGCCGAAGCGTCGTCGAGCGCTGCCTCAATCCGCGGCAATTCCTCCGAAGTGAATTCCCGGCCCATCCGATACGAGAGATCCTCGACGTCGGCGAGCGGAGGCAGCGGCGGCATTACGCGCTGACGATCTTGACCGCACGCACGAACGTCGGGCCGGTCGCAGTTCCAGAACCGCTTCCGTCAAGGTCGCCTTCAGGGCCATCCGCAACGATGTTCGTGCCGATGTAAGTGTCGACCAATGAGCGGTCCTGAACATTCCGAAAATCGTAATCGCGAAGCCAACGCATAGCCAAGGATTCGAACGACTGCGACGATCCGAATGTCGCGCCGTCCGGCACAACCGGGGCGCGCATCGACAGCACGTACGCCGACTTGTGGAAGGCGAAACCGACACCGGCCGGGAGCGCGTTCGACACGATGACCGCCTCGAAACCGGCGAGGCGACCAATCGTGGCCTGGCGCAGCATCGAATCGGTGCCCGACGCGTCAACGCGGTTCAGGTGATCCGACTTGAGGAACACGCCCTCAAGGTCGGCACCAACCACAATGTACCGATCGGTCATCGGAACATTGGCCTTGTTAAGGGCAACGCGCGCGTCAACAATCGTGTTGTAGGGCTCGGTGGTGTCGATAGTGAGAGTGTGACCGGCCGGGTAAGCCGCGCCCACCATCTCCGCCGCAATCGCGTTCTCCACAGCCTCAGCGACCGCGCGAACCTGCGGGCGGAGAACCTGGAAACCGAAATCGGTGATGTCGAGCGCCAGCTCCTCATCCGTCACCGCAACAGCGGAATACGGCGCGGTGTCGAGAGTGACGTCGACCTTGGTCTCCGTCAACTCGTCCATCGTGATAACGCCGGTGCCCTCCGACGCGGCCGGGCGAGCGCCACGGAACGTACGGGTACGGGCAGTGGTGCGCGACGGAACACGCAGCGAAATGGTGTCGCCGAACGCGCCAGCGAAATCGCCGCCTGCGTCGCGCCACACCAGAGCGGGGAGGATGATCTCCCGCTCCAGCAGGCCAAGAGCAGCAGCGGCAATCCGCGTGCTCTTCAAGTAGGTGTTAGCCATTGAAAGTAAACCCCTTTCGATGAGGTTTGCCGGACCGCTGGCGGCCTAGTTCAATGGCACGGCCGTGCGGTGTACGGGGGTTAGTGCTTTTGCCGAATCGCGGCTGCGAGCTTCCGAGGGTCGTTCTCCTCGGGCTCTTCCTCCGGGTCCGCCCCGCCACGCAAACGTGTGCGGGGGTTTGACGGAACACGCTTCTTCGGTGTGTCGTCCTGCTTCGGGGCGGGAACGACCATTTCGAACAGCTCGTCGGCATCCGCTTCCAAGTCCTCTTCGGACTCTCCGCGGATGCGCTTAGCGACGGCGCGGACCTGCGCGAGCGTGGCGTGTGCCGGTGCCCGGTCCATCGCAACTGTCAAAGCCAAGTAGCTCGACTCGGCCTTTTCGGCGCGAGACGCGGCTTCCTTGTGAGCCTCGGTCAGTCGCTCGGTGTCGGTCTTGCCCTTGTCGTCGATGTCCTTGAGGCGCTTACGTGCTTCGGCCAGCTCCTTGCGGGCGGCGTTGCGCTCACGCTTCATCGAATCGAGGGCCCGCTTGCCCGGATCCCGCAGCGCCGACGGGTCGCCCTCGTCGTCGTTGTCGTTCTGGTCGCGGTCCTTCCGGGTTGGCTTGTCGGCCGTCCCGTCGTCATCGGCGTCGTCGTCGATCGCGTCGTTCAGCAAACGCTGCGCGTCTGCGTCGTCAACGTCGAAATCGTCGTCGATGTCGTCAGCCTGGTTGCCCGGCTTAGTCATGGTTGTTCCCTTTCCCGGTGCGGGATTGACCGCCACGTCTTTGCGACGCGGCGCAGAAATTGGGGGTTAGGGCTAAGCGCCCTTGACCGATCCGTTCGCTTGCCACGAATCGGGGATCATGTTGGAAAGGTTCAACGCCTTGGCGCGGCGGATGATGAACCGCCGTACCTTGCGTCGCCCTTCCTCTCCGCCCTTCGCCCGCCCGACAGCCTTGATGGCCTTGGCGAGATCGGCGCGGTTGCGGATGGGGAATCGGCCGCCGGACCCCTCGGAGTCCGGCATTGCCTTCCCTGCCTTGGCGAGCTTCTTGCGGGTGTCGGTGTCCGGCCCGGCCATTACGCAGTCGCTACCTTTCGGCCCGTCTCGGGGTCGCGCCCCTCGTAGGCGCGACGAAAGCGCTTGAAACCGTCCTTCTGGCCACGGGCCACGTCACGCCACAGCTCCTGGAATTCGCGGCCTCGACCAGGCCAAGCCTGCGACTTGGAGAACATCGCTTCCGCGGAGCAGGCGCAGTGGTCGTGGTATTGCGCGCCGACCGGGCGGGACCGGCCCGGATTGACAACGGTGGTGGCCGACCGCTGCGACCGATACACCGGTCCGCGGCTCGACAACATCGCGCAGAAAGCGCACGGATCGCCGTCGGTGACCCGCAGCCACCCAATCGCCTCGGGGTCGTTCTCGACGAGTTCGAGGTGAGTGGTCCGGCCGCCGGTGAGGACGTGCCGCCCGGCGGAGCCGCCTGCTTCGACGAGGGCCTCACGGGCGGCTTCCTCGGGGGACTTCCCGCGCTTCCGCTTGGCCTTGATGTTCGACGGCCCCATGACCAGCAGCGACGTTTCGGCGGCGTCGTCCTCGTTGTCCCACTCGATCGTCACCCGACGCAGGCCACCCCGCGACGGTGCCCGCGTAGAACGCCGACGAGAGTTGACCCTGCGGCCAGACTCGCGACGCTCAACCACCGGCGCGGGGTGACCTGCGTTGGGCAGCTCGACGGCGCGGAACTGCGTGTAGTAGTTCTGCGCCGCTTCTGCGCTGTCCTCACGGAAATCAGCGATGAGCCGCATCACCGATGCCGCCCACGCCGGGGCCGTGCGGTCCAGGTCCCGCGGGTCGAGCAAATCCCACTGGTCCATG